CTTCCCCAGTCTGGTGATGCGGACCATTTAAGGTCCTCTACCACCTATCATCGCCACCGCATAACGAGCTTGCTCGTATCGCGGCGTGTGTACTGACTAACCGACAGACTGGACTCGGCTGAGATAATCTCAGCTTCGGTCCACTTATCAATACTCCTAGCGTGTGCTTGGTTCTTGGCGTTTGCTGATTCTGCGAAATATCGCAGGAGCATACTCCATCCAGGCATAATATGCTTAACAGGAGGCGAATGAGTAACTCGGACTCGATATTGTAACTTCTGAAGACTCTCGTCTTTAAAGTCACAATTGAATCTCCGTTTTATCATTCCATGATATTCGGGTGCTGCCCGAAGGGATGGTGCGCTCGTACCAACGAGCGACTCATCAGGTATAGGTCCGTAAACGGACTCTAATGCCTCTACAATTGTATTGTAGACTTGGTAGTACTGCCTATCGTAGAAGGAGTTCGCGTAAGCGATCCAACTCGTATAGACATTAGCGCGGGGTTCTGATGACCAGACCGTCCTAATACGGACGGGAGTGACGTCGTCGCCTTGGAAGGCGTCCATGCCACATGACTCTCTAAAGAGTCCACTGGTGCAACTCTTATCGCGGTTAACTAATAACCCAAACGATTCAAGTTGTTCGATTGCGTTTCCGGCGTAAGCCGTTGGTACAATCACATCATCACCGTACACTAGGATGCGCTTTCGCGTATCCTCGTCAGGTGCTCCTGCCGCAAGTATAGCCCAGACAGTCAACGCAAGCACTGGGAAGCATAAACAGCTTCCCATAGGTGCGTATTTCTGGAGTGGTAATATACTCTTGTCAGGTAACACAGTAGATGAAGTCCTACATGCTTCTAGATAGGCAACTAGCTTCTCTGGAAACAGCAGGCGAACTAGATCAAGTGAGATACGATCACTAGCCTCCTTGAGGTCTAACGTCGCGTCATCACCAGTATACGAGCCATCTAAGGCTTGCATACGGTTCGGACCTTGATCTGTGAAATGGACATTCAACTTGGTGAGTTGATGTCGTTCCACATGTCGAACAATGGCCTTTCCCAGTCCCTGCTGAACCCATTGGTAATCAACAGGTTCGCAGGAAATGAGGCGAGGGCCGCGAGAGTCTTTGGGAACGAGTATAACTCGAGCCGGAAAAGACTCTGTTCCAAGCAGATCGAAATCTGCATAGGTGTCACAGACATGCCCAGTTGACGCACTAAAATAGGCGTCGATTGGATATAGGTCTGTGATGCCGCTGGCAATATTACTCCATTGATACTTCTCCCACAGCCGCTGCTTGGTAGCAACGGCTCCAGGGCCGTGTCGTGGATATATGTCAGTCGGGTCAAACACGGAGAAGAGTACACTAAGTAGTGATCTTGCCCGTCGCACGAGAAGAATGTAACTCGCGTAACATTCCGAGCTAGGAAGCTTGAAGCTCCCAGCAGACTCAGGCGCAACTCCTTTTTCAAGAGGATTTGTTCCTGTGCCGTCATCTCGAAGTTGTAGAGCTGGTAAGTGCAATCTCTCGCACTCTCCTTGGCGTCTAGACTCAGAGGTGATTCGCGCTGCCAATCGGGTGCACCCAAGTCCACATGGACATGGGTCACCTGGGACCGGTTGCGGAGACTTGTGGGATCCCCTTCGGGACCGCAGAAGATCCACATCCGATCCACGACGGTACTCTCCAAGCCTTTTCCAGGTTTGGTTAAGATATCGTCGCTCGGGAGCGAACTCATTGGTTGATTCATCAAACCAAGCTCGGAGTGATCCAAGCATTGGTGTGAAGGTTCGGATTTCGTCTTCAGCCTTTTTAAAGGCTTCGACGATTTTCTGTTCTTTTTCATCTGTGTAAGGGAGTTCATATTTGTACCATAGGCACAAAAACTCCCGGATTACTCTGACGCTCTTTGAACACGGATTCGGAAGGAGCGTCCCGTCTTTGTCGAGGACCTGTTGAAAGAACTCACCCATGAAAATGGGGAGCTCACTACCAGGCAAGGCTTTGAAACCCTGCTTAGTAGAGTTCAACGGTGTTCCTCCAGCGATGGCCTTTTCAAAGGCTTTCGCAAGACGGGGCATAGCAACAGTTATGAAGCTAAGCCCTTCCGACCTCAGCCTTCTTGACACTTTCGCAAGCGTCAATCGGGCTGCACGGGTGTTAAACACGGATCCATGTTCGTTTGAAACGTCACGGAGCAGTGCAGCGATGATTTTTAATTCTATCATCTTAGCTTTTAACGGGTCCCCTTACGGGGTAACCCTCTAAGAGCATGCAATACGCCGTGATACTTTATAGAAACGAGAGGCAGTTACAAACATGTCAAAACAGTCTAACACGTTTGATCGGGACCTAGAACCGATCCGACTACGCGGGAGAAGGTTTCCCTTATCCTTTAACGTAATCGTACCATTCAATGGCCTCGGGGCCCAGATAGTTCGGCCGAGCTGGCTTTATGAGCCAGAGGCAGACGCGTATTTTGGAGTACCATTCACACTTAAAATCCCAGCTGGGATTCGGTGCCTATGGACTCCTCGTACGAGCAGACCGTATGAAGTGGCGTTCCCTCTCGAAGGGAACAGTATAAACCCCGACATACAGTTAGACTTATCTGGGATGCCAATCGCGGCTGAGTTCGAATAGCAGAAAGGGCGCGCACTTACCTCATAAAGGTTTGTGCGCGCTTGTTTCACCAAAACTTCCAATCACGTATATGCATAAGCATAAGGGTGAGGAAAGTAAGGAGGCTTTCGAACCAACCGGGGGATTCTTCTAGCATATGAATTAGTGGGTTCTTATACCACTGGTAACATTAGATGCTACCTGCCAGAAGAGCTGCAGCGCCGGTCCCGGTGCCGTTGTAGAGATGTGTATTCGTTCCCAAAGTGGAAACGAACGACATAACCTCTGCAAGGGCATTCGCGGGAATCGTCATCGCCGTAAGAGCCCCAATAGGGGACTGCACTACGACGTATGCCGAGCTAACTACGGGAGTTACCGAATCCACGGTCGAGACTGACGTGATGTCAATCCTGATCGCCGATCGTCGGATCTTCCGCAGGCCATTACCGGACTCAACGTGACTCACGCTGAGCCGATGTGGCAAAGCTGGTGATTCGCCAATCTTGGCGAACACCGTTTTCCGACCCTCAGTCTGTAGCCGTTCGAATTCAACTTCGGCGGCTGCAGAATCCTTCACTTCATTTGTATTTAGCGTATTTGCTAACATGCTTATTGGAGTTCGACCATTAACAGAATGATCAACTGACGCGATTATCCGTTTACGCGTGAACGTTTTGGTTTCCACTTTGCTGTTATCAGCAGAGCGGCGCCAAGACTCACCTCCGTTGCGGAGAGTCCGCTTGTTTGTAACAAGCTAGGAGCAGGAAGACCAGCTTGACGGCGGTAAGCCGTCTCGCGGATAGTCCTGCACGGTATTGTTTGAACATTCCCGAATTCGGGTTGGGTGCTATCGGTGTTAGTGATCGTTTTAGAAACGAACACGCTCCGACGACGCTTAATGCTCCAACAATAATGTAGTATGTTGACCTTCGGTTCCAAGTTTCTATGGGAAAAGTTTTCAAGAAATTTCCCAACGTTGACTACCCAGTCAACAAGAAACGTGAACGGTATAGCATTCCAGATAATCCTAGGATTTAGGTAAATCCCAAGACCGTCTAGAAGCCCACCGAGCTGAGCAAGCTCAGCTGAGATCTCGGGCAACAAATAGTTGTACGTGATCTCCACATGGAACACAGATTGGTCGAGCGCAACATTCCTAGTACCATAACACCGTGAAGCCACATACTGTCCTGGAGCTCCGCAAGGAGCGAAGAACAATAAAGGCCCCGCAGTGTCGGTACCGGGTTTGCTAAACTCATCCAGATTAACGGTAAAGTGCCGTTTCTGAACCAATCCTTGACGCGCAACCAACTCGGCTAGCCGATGTTGGTGTTCGATAAGGACTTTTTGTAGTCCCGTTAGGTCACCAAGGAACGACAGAACGTTAAACCTCGCTTCGAGGTATCCGCTCGCCGTCCCATGGAAGAGCTGACGCATCGTAATCTTCGCTTGCCTTGCGGCTACACGAAGATTAACCCAGGGAATCTTCGACAGGTTGTCGACGAAATCCCCTAGATGAGTCAGTGTCTTAGGCAACGACTTGAAGTCTTTCAACTCTATGAGAGTGTTGATTGACGACAAGCCCGCCTTGATGCCAGGCATCATCGAGCTCATCGCTCGTGATTCTAGGTCAGCAAGGTGCAGCGGCTCCGGTACGAAACCGTTATCCGCTGGACGCTTTTGGTAGAACACCGGGAGTCCCGCAATCGGGAAACCAGGCTCTCCAAACATTGAGGTAGGCGCGCTGAACAGACAACCAATGTCGGTCCAGCCCTGCAAACCCACTAATTCTTCAGAGCTTACAGTCTTCCACAAATTACCGTGGTCGTAGTAAGCTTCGATGAACGTGCGGAGTGCAGTAGACACTGGAAGGCGTTCGATTCTATAATGTTCGAACGAGTTCCATGTCTTAACAGGATTACGTATAGCTCCGGTTGAGCTATTCGGCGTCATTTCCTCGTAATACTCGGAGCGATCCGAATATGCGGCAAGAATTGACGGCAAGAGGTCTCCATATGAGTCGGGGGCAGCGCGCAAGCGCTCCCACCCGAAATTCAACAGAAACCCCGGCGTAGTCCGGGTCCTAACTCTCGTTTCCATACTTCATGGATGCACCAGCATTTCGCTGGTGGTGATTTAACACGAGGTGGCTAGCCGACAGGGCTAG